CTGTTTTCCATGGATGAGCAGAATTGCGGCAGGATTTGAAAACTATGTTTTCAATTCTATCAAATTCAGCTTCGTCACTTCAATGGGTACAAGCAATAATGGCTCTATAGCACTTATACCAGACTATGATGCCGAAGATGACAACAGTACACAAACAAAAGTTCAACTCTTGTCTTATGCTGATAGCAAGAGAGGTCCGATATGGTATGATTTAGCTATGGCTTCTACAAAGAAGAATTTGCAGAAAAGGAAAGAGTACTATGTGAGGATTAGGAGCACTACTGAAAATAAGAAATTATTTGATGCAATGAGCCTAACCATATTAGTAACGGGTATAGCTGCATTGACCATGGTCGGTGAACTTTGGGTGGAATATGATTTAACACTGATGACTCCACAATTGGAGCCTGAACCAGTAGAAGATTATATTTTCACCACTGTGGGGAATACAGTTGATGAACCATTCACCAACCTCACAGAGATACACAACACGATAGGAGCAAAGGTTTCAGGTAATACTACTCTAGCTATTGAAGAAGGGTCCGATTACATTATAGATACTACTGCCAAAACCGCGACTGTTTGTAATATAGATGATGTGCCTGATGTCACAACATCTATACTTAGTAAGGTTAACGCAACAATAACTAGATTACATGAAATGTCTGATGATCCTATGAAGCGTGTTGCTGTCTCTTGGTTGATACGCATAGCAAAGGGTATTAGTCAAGCAACTCCTTATATCTTACAATGGGTTGGATTCACTTACGTAACTTCTTTTAATTACTTGGATTGGCGCATGAGGTCAATTAGTACTGAAGAAGCTAACGCAATTGAATGTTTAGCTAAAATAAGATCAGAGAAGGAACAAAAAGAACGCATTAAAGAAGAACTAATTAAATCATTGGAAAAAGACTCTTCGTCCAAGCTTTAGACTTATTTGAAGAATCTAATGACACCAACATGCTAGTGATGGGCATTGAATGGTTTTAAAATAACGTCACGAAGAGAGCACACTCTGCAAAAGCGCTGGGGAGC